AAATGGTTAAAATCTTAACAAATGGTTAAAATCTTAACAAATGGAATCAATATTCATTATTTCATCTTCGCACATAGTAAGATCTCTTTTAAATTTAGAAAATGCGTCAAATTCAGGTCTATCTAATTGCAATTGCGGTGTATGTAAATGAACGCATCTAGCTATCATTTTATATAATTTAAATTCAGGGTATCTCTCCACACCATTGTTTTTATAAAGAAGATTGTTTCCTTTATCATCTAAACACCATTCAAAAATAAGACGTTTAACAGGGTCCTTAACTTTACTTATGTCTTTCATTTCATCGAAATCGTCTATAATATAATCAAAAATAGAGCAAGCCAAACGTGATAAATCAAAACTAAAATTTGGCTCTAATCGTGGCTTTTTATCATTAAAAAATGGTTCTGTATTATATTGGGTTGCCGCATCTCCGCCGTTTTGAAAACTATCACTACAAAATGTTTTGCCGTCATATTTAAATATGCTTCTACCAAAATCAATAATTTTAAATATTTTTCCAAATGTGGGGACTTTATAATGTTTATTCTTGTAACAATAATACAAATGTTTTTTATTAGTGGAATTATACATTACATTATTAGTGTGTAAATCATTGTGAGTAAAATTAAATGCTTTTTGATAGGTGATTAAAATCATAATTATCTGCATAAATGCCGAAAACCATTCATCGTTGGTTAAATTGTTATTACAAATTAAATCGTCAAAAGTATTATCACAGCATTCCATACCAATAACTTGAACTGGAAATTTTGAAATAACGGCATTAAGGTCGGCTTCAGATTCATCGGATTCATTGGATTCATTGGATTCATTGGATTCGTCTTCTTCGTCATCTTGGTCTTCTTCGTCATCTTGGTTAGATTCTTCGTCTTCGTCTCCATTTTTTTCGCAGTCGTCTTCTTGTCCACAGTTTTCACAATCCTCCGTTACATCTTCATCATTGGTATAAGATGACCGTGAAGAGCACGTTGAATTAGATTTAAGAGTAACTTGGTGTTCTCCAGATAAAGTTGGGTTAGGTGGCGAGTTAACTATATCAACTAAATCGTCCATAGATAAATCTTCCATAGATAAATCATCAATGGATAAATTTTTCAAATCACCTAAATGAATAGTATTAATATCATCTTCAAATACACCTTCAAATAGTTGATTATCCACCGATTTAATGGATGAAGTAGATTTACAACTAATATTATTGCCAATCGTCAATGGTTTTAATTTATTATCTTCTTCTTCAAATAAATGGTCGTAATCGTCAATTTTGAATAAAACGTTTTTGTTTTTATTGAAAAAATCGGAATTATTTAAATAATCAATATCGTCTAATACATTTATTTTAAAGTCATTTTTAATTGCTAAAAAAGAGCTATAATATTCAACACTATGCGCGAATTTATGCGTATATCGTAATTGACTAGATAAGAATAAAAAAAGTCCATCCACATAAGCAGAATTATTTGTATCCATTAATTTTGAATTACATTCTTCGGTAGTTGAATTAATAGACGGAAGATTAAATAGATTTTCATTAGAAATATCATATTTACCAATTAAATATTTATATGGGTCTAATAAAGGCGCCATTTTGAAAAAAACTTTACAATCCTTTGGTTTATTGGAATCCAAATTTTTAATCTCACACTTGAAAATATTCGCATCCTCTTCTAGTTGATTTTTAATCTTTGATATATAAAATTTATTATTAAAATTGACATTGTTGTAATTAGTAATATTTAAATTAAAAAATGTTGTGTAGATAGGAATATAGTTTTGAGTATTGGAGAGAAATAAAGAGTCGGGGGCTTCAAATTGCTTAAACAATTCGGTGTTTTTACGTTTTTGATAATTGACAGGCATCATCTTTAGTCAACTAATATATAAATTAACGGTGTTTTTAACTTATTCCATATATAATTTATGTTTAGAGTCAAAATTCGCTTAATGTTTGTCATTGACATTTTTTGGAAAATAAAAGTGGTCTTTCTCTAAATAATAAATGAAACCTACTTAAAGAAACTGTTTAATTTACACCTTTTTTATAATATGTTTCGTTTTTTATTTAGCGTTTAATATATAATAATAATTATACAAATATTATAATATAATGAGTTTAGAGCTTAAAAAGTTCGACATGAAAAGCATTCAATTTAAGCCTACCGAAAACAAAGGACCTGTTGTCGTTTTAATTGGAAAGCGTGATACAGGCAAATCATTTTTGGTAAGAGATTTATTATTTTATCAACAAGATATTCCAATTGGAACCGTTATCGCAGGAACAGAAGAAGGCAACGGATTTTATGGGAAAATGGTGCCGAGATTATTTATCCATAACGAATACAATACCGCTATTATAGAAAATATATTAAAACGCCAAAGAACTGTTTTAAAACAAGTTAAAAAAGAAATGGAAGCCTATAAACGCTCTACAATTGACCCAAGAGCATTCGTTATTTTAGATGATTGTTTATACGACAATACATGGTCACGAGATAAATTAATGCGACTTTTATTTATGAATGGGAGACACTGGAAAATAATGTTAATTATTACAATGCAATATCCTTTAGGTATTCCTCCCACATTAAGAACGAATATAGATTATGTTTTTATTTTGAGAGAAAATTATATTGCGAATAGAAAAAGAATATACGAGAATTATGCGGGTATGTTTCCCACTTTTGAAGCCTTTTGTCAGGTGATGGACCAATGTACGGAAAATTTTGAGTGCTTGGTGATTAATAACAACTCTAAATCAAATAAACTCCACGACCAAGTGTTTTGGTATAAAGCCGATAATCATAATGACTTCAAGTTAGGCTCTAAAGAATTCTGGGATTTATCTAATGGTATGCCTGATGAAGACCCCGAAGAACAATATGACCCAAATAAAATAAAAAAGAAAGGAGCTGGACCGCGTATTAGCGTTAAAAAGACGACGAAATGGTAAACCATAAATTGCTTTAAAGAATTAACATTTTAATAAACCGCTTTTACATAAACCGTTTATAATATTATAAACGGTTTATAAACTACTTAAAGAGTATAATTGTAATAATTGTATAATAAGATGGAAGAACTAAATATCGTTGAACTAATTGAAAATAACCCCATAACAAAACTTTCTAATACATATAACAATAAATTATTAAATAAAATTCAAGAAAAATTTACAGGATTCGAACAACAATTATTTGTAAGTAGTTTTTATTGTTATTTAAATTATGATAAAAATATTGATTTTGTGGTTGATTTAGATAATATTTGGGAATGGTTAGGATTTAATCAAAAATATAATGCGGTAAGATTATTAGAGAAACATTTTAAACCAGATTTTGATTATAAAACCACCGCTCTTCAATTAGGAGGAGCGAAACAAAATGGCGGACAAAATAAACAAATCATTTTATTAAATATTAAATGTTTTAAATCATTATGTTTAAAAGCCCATACTAAAAAAGCAAATGAAATTCACGAATATTATATGAAAATGGAAGAAGTATTGCATGAAACTGTAGAAGAAGAAACAACCGAATTAAAACTTCAATTGGAGGAAAAAAATAATGTCATTATTCAAAAAGACATTACTATCACTAATACAATAAAAGATAAGCAAAAGGCAGTGGAACAAGCAACCATCGTTCAATTCCCTTTAAATACCGAATGTATTTATTTTGGTACGATTGACAACACGAATGAACTTCAAGAAAAACTGATTAAATTCGGTCATACCAACGACTTGTCTACAAGAATATTAGTTCACCGAAAAAATTATAATAATTTTAATTTAGTAAACGCATTTAGAGTTCAAAATAAAGTGGAAATAGAAAATCTAATAAAAACATATCCCAAAATTAAGAAACAAATTCGTAGTATTGAAGTCAATGGTAAAAATAAAACCGAAATAATCGCTTATGATGCGACCAATTTTACTATTGACAAATTATCTAAACATGTAAAAGATATAATTCATTCAAAAACATATAGCATTGATAATTTTAATAAATTAATGAAAGAAAATGAAAATTTGATTAATGAAATAAATCTGTTAAAAGAACATAACTTATTTATTGAAAAAACACTTATTCAACAAATAAATGAAATAACAAGTTTGAGTGAAAAATTAGAAAATAATCAAAAAATCGTGGAATTAGTAAATAATGAAAACAAATCATTATATCAAAATGTGTTATTACCTGAAGATGAAATAAATACCAAAATTGAGGAGTTTATTAAGGAAGTATGTATTGTTCGTCCAGATGTAGAAGATATATCTGTAAATATTG